ATGTGGCCTGAAATGTCAGAGTCTTTATCTGAAGATGATTGGAATGCATTAGGTTCTGAGAATTGGAATGGGACTAGTCGTTACTCTGAAGACATTGCTGCAAGGAAACTTGTCACAGGGCAAGAATACTGGCAAGGGTCTACGAATATTGATCTGACACCCCTAGAAGCAAATAGGGAAGTAACAGTTACTGAGTGTTGGTTACATGTTGATCGTGATGGGGATGGTATTGCTGAACTAAAACGATTCATTATTGCAGGTACTCATGTCCTTCTTGAAGAAGATGTAGATATGATCCCTCTAGCATCTTTGTCTCCAATTAACATTCCATTTGAATTTTATGGTTTGTCTATTGCTGACTTTACTCGTTCGTCTACGTTAGCATCCACAGCTATCCTTCGTGGGTTTGTTGAGAATACATATCTAACAAACTACTCACCTAAGCTAGCTGATCCTAATGTTGTAGACTTCAGTGCATTACAAAATATGAAACCTAAGCAGATCATTCCTACGAATGGTAACCCTGCTGGTGCTGTATCTGCAATGGTTCCTGAGACTATGAGTACTAGTACTGTACCTCTCTTAGAACATCTACAGATGATCAAGGAACAGGCTACAGGTATGTCTAAGGCTGCTCAAGGTCTTAACGATACTCTGTACGTATCAGGTAACTCTGAACAAAAATTAGCAGCAGTACAATCCGCATCCCAGAAACGTATTCAACAGATTGCTAGACGGTTTGCTGAGACAGGGTTTAAACGTCTTTGTCTTGGTGTCTACCACACAATGCGTAGGTGCATGAATGAAAAGATTTCTTGTAAGATTGCCCATTCATTCTCTGATATCAACCCATCAGATCTCCCACGTAATCTAGAGTGTGAGATCTTTGTAGATATCGGTGAGAACTCTAATCTCAACAAGATTCAAAAACTCAAATCATTAGGTCAAGAAATACTACCTGCGTTGAAAGCTCAAGGTATAGGTATGATGGTCAGACCTGAGGCTCCTGCATCTCTAGCTACTCAGTTAGTTGAAGCAATGGGTATGGATTCAAATGATTTCTTTGTGGATTACACAGAGGATGAGTTTAAAGAGAAAGCTGCTCAAGAGATTCAGAAACAGAATCAACAAGCACAACAAGCTAAGGAAATGGAGTTAGCTAAAGCACAAGCTGATATAGGATTACAACAAGCAAATGTGTCTTACACACAAGCACAAGCTCGTAACACAATGGATGATAATGCTCGTCAGATGGCTGTAGCTATTGATAAACATTTCCAAGAGTGGGCAGATCTAAACATCAAATCTGTCAAAGAGGGTGCTCAATTAGATGAACATCCCCAATTTGAAACTATCCTAGAAATGGTTAAAAACATTATGGGTACACAAGGACAATAATGGATAAGTATAGAAAGGCAGGTGAGAAGAACCTGAGTAATAAAATGCATCCTGATATGTTGGCAAAGGAAGCGTTGATTAATGCTTCTTTTGCTAGTCAGGAACGTGACCAATTCTTTGATGATGCATATGGTGAGTTGTTAGTAACTTACTTTATGCATTGGTTAAAGACTGATCCACATGAGACTAAGACTCGTGAGTTTATTTATAACTCTGCTCTTGCTCTTGGGGATGTTCGTAAAAAGCTAGTGGAATATGAAACCCTAGGAAAGAATGTACAGTTTATGGAGGACAACAATGCGTAATATTGATTACACGCAAGTATTAGAAAATATCGAAAGTATGATTAATGTATTAGAGTATGACTCAATGCGTAGCCCCGGAAAGGCTAAGATTAATTCAGAGACACTTGTACACTTGTACAATCTACAAGATCGGTATCAATCAAAAACAGTAGTAGCACCTGCTGTGAAGAAAGAAGCAGTAGTAGATGCTCCTGTTAAAAAGCCTGTAAGTAAAACTACAGCAACTAAATAATTGAGGAATTAGTTTATGAATACTGAAGCAAACGGATCTCTACCCACGGATGACATTCCCGCTGAAGTTAATAATGGTCCAACTGAAAAAGAACTCTTGGATGCCGTTCTAGAACAATCACAGTTCATTGAAGAATCGCTACCCGATGAAGAGATCCCTGAAGTTGACCCGTCTGAATCAGATGAAGAAGACCCAGAAGAATCTGATGAAGTCGTGAATGGAGAAGATGAAGAAGCTGAATATGAAGATGATGAAACAGAAGATGAGGATGCTACGGCTACCCAAGATGCTACTGTTTATGAGTTGGATGATTTAGACTTAGATGCACAAGTCATTGTCAAGATTGATGGTGAAGAACAAGCTGTATCTTTTAGTGATCTTATCAAAGGTTACTCTACTGAACAATCTCTTTCTAACAAGGGTCGTGAACTCGGTGAAGCACGTAAAGAGTTAGAAGCAGAACGTGAAGCTCAACTTGCAGAAATCAATAAAATTGGTCAAGCAAGTGCAGCAGTTCTACTTTCTGAGGAACAGCAATTCGCTAAACAGTACCATGATTTCGAGGCTAAAATTCAAGAAGCTCGTGATAATGGTGATACATACGAATTGTCTGAATTAAAAGACAAACGTGAACAAGCTCAACAAAGCTACTGGAATGCTCGTAAGAAGCGTGAAGGTATCATCGCACAAATGGAAGAACAACAATCTGCTGTTTATGAACAGCAATGGGTTGAAGCTCTTGATCACTTTAACAATTCTATTACACAATATGTCCCCGGATTCGATGAGAATCTCGCAGGGGAGATCCGTCAGTTTGCTCTAGAGGAAGGAATTCCTGAAGAGTTTATTGATACCGTAGTAGATCCTGTTATGGTTAAGTTTGTGAATGATTATAGGTTACTTAAGCAAGGTGTCTCTAAAGGAGAAGCTAAACGCAAATCCGCACCTGCTAAGAAGTTACCTGTAAAGAAAGCTAAGAGTACTGTTAAAAAGAAAGCTGATCAAGAAGCTATGATTAAGGCAAGGGCATTCAAAGAGGATGCTAACCCTGAAGATCAAATGGCTTTTCTTAAACAACTTGCTTCCCGATCTTTAGGTTAAACACAAATATAATATTTCTTTTATCGGAGAATAATAAAAATGGCAATTGTTGCAGGTCGTGGTGTATCCACAGGTCGTGCTCAGGCAGACGTAACTTCAGGTCGTAATAACGCAGACGTATCTCAGCGTGAAGACTTGGCAAATTTCATTACTATGATTACTCGTGAAGAGACTCCTTTTATCTCTTCTATTGGCAAAGCTAAAGCGACAGCTATCTACCACGAATGGCAGACAGATGAACTTGCTGCTCCCGGAAACTCTCGCCTTGCAGAAGGTACAGATTTCGATTCAAGCAGTGTCACTGTTGGTCCACATCGTTCACGTTTGGGTAACTACACTCAGATCAACGGTAAGCAACTCGCAGTATCAGGCACTCGTCGTGCTGTAGATCAAGCAGGTGTTGCTGATGAATACGCATACCAACTCAAGAAGCGTGGTACTGAACTACGTCGTGATGTTGAGTTTGATGTTGTTCATGGCTACAATGTTGCATCTGCTTCTGGTACTCGTACTATGGGTGGATACCAAGCATTCATTAACTCTGCTGACACAGTAAACTATGTTGGTGAGTTTGAAGCTCCATCAGCAGGTACTACTGGTGCAGGAACAGATAACGCAGGTACAGCGGTCCCTCGTTCATCTATCAACGGATCTACTACTGCTCCTGATCGTGCTGCTCTTGCACTTTCAGACATCGATGCAGTTATGCAGAAGATCTATGAAGAAGGTGGTAAGGCATCACGTATCATGTTGTCTCCAAAGCTTCGTCGTGATTTCTCAGACTTGATCCAAGCTGAGTCTAATGTTCGTCGTAATGTTGATGAGTCAGGTAAGCTTCGCCAGTCAGTAGACGTATACATGTCAGACTTTGGTGATCTCATGGTAGTTCCTAACTACATCATGGGTCTTTCAAATAACGTAGCATTTACTGGTGACGACAATGTTGCTCACTCAGGTGCTGGTGTTACTGACGTAGCTGACTTTGCTGCATTGATCTATGATCCAATGTGGTTCAACATCGCTACACTACGTCCTCTCACAGAAGTTGATGTAGGCCAAAAGGGTGACTCTACTGTCGGTATGATGGTTGAAGAGACTACTCTTGAAGTACGTAACCCTAAGGGTTGTGGTGCTATCTACGGTCTTGAGTAAGACTGCATAAGGAAGGGGGAAATTTGTCCCCCTTTCTTTTTATTTTAAATTATTTGGGAGTAATAATTTATGCTAGTAATTAAAAGCGAAAGCACAGGTGTTATCTACCCTGCTGATAACTGTTCTTGGAAACAAGCAGCATCAGCTAGTGGTAATGGCTATACAATTAACACAGCGAATTTTTATGGTACAGGTAGTGCAGTAAGTATTGCTAATCCTGTATTAGGTTTTATCGGCAAGTCAGGTCGATTTGTTAAGATTTCAGATTAAGGATTTATATGGCTAAGTGGAAAGTAGGGGATAAGACGAATCCCGGATCACTTCAAGGTACATTTGAGTATGAAGCAGGTTCTGCTACAGGTGAGTCTGTATGGACTGTTCAGCAAGATGAAAAGCCTTTTATTGAACAAGCTAAACGTGATAGAGATCTAGGCCAGAACAAACATGCTGGCTATAAAAAGTTTGCTACAATTCCAGATATTGTAGCCATTGATATCCTTAATAAATACGGTATTGATATTCACGATCCTGATACAATGAGAGATCAAACTAAAATGAATAAATTTAAACAAATTATTAAAAGTGAATATAAATATCTTTTATCATATTAGGAGACTAAAACATGGCAACTCCACTATTTGATGCATTAGTAGTTAAGGTTCGCAATTGGGCAAACCGAGATAGTGATGTTTTAAGTGATAGCCTAATAACTGATTTTTTAGATTATTCAGCAGACTACTGTTATCATAAGTTAAGAATTCCACCTTTAGAATATACTTATCAATATCCTATTATTGATAGTTTAACAGAAGATGAAACTTCTTTAGTAGTGCCTCCAGATTTCTCAGAGTTAATTTCTTTTTCTGTAGTGGATTCTAATAACGACAGATATGTTTTTAACAAATCTTTACCTCAAGCTGAATTTAATAATTCATTTGTAATTAAACCAAATTATTCATTTTCGTTTAAAGGTAATGAAATACAATTTTATCCAAAAGCTGAAGTTGGTAATATTTATGAATTACATTATTATCGACGTTTACCTGATTTAGATGCAACTTATGTTGTTAATCAAACAAATATTACATTAGGTAACTGTACTGTAGCTTCTGCGGAAGATGAAGGGGCAGTAGAATTTCCTGAAAGTTCTGGCACTTATTATACTGGAAATGAAGTATATAACTGGCTAAGAGATGAGAATGAAAGAGTTCTCCTTTGGGGAGCATTTGCTCATGCTTTAGATTATTTAGGTGAAGATGAACGAGCTATGAAGTTCTTTCAAAAACAAGAATTTGCAGTTCAAGAACTTAATGGTGAAGATAAATTAAGAAAAGCAAAAGGTGCTAGTAACACAGTAACTTTTGAAGTTTCACAGTTATTATAAGGATAATTAAATGGCTATTGAATACACTTCTCAGGAAGCTGGTTTAGTAAATAAAAAGGCAGAAGGTGGTGCGTATGTCAATGAGTCAGAAGCTGAATATGCAATTGCTCGTACTGCTGCAAATGATGCTGCTGAATCTGCGGCAGATGCTGAAGCAGCCCAATTAGCTGCAGAAGCAGCACAAGCGGCAGCTGAACTTGCTGAAACAAATGCTGAAACTGCAGAAACAAACGCAGAAACTGCTGAGACTAATGCGGCCTCAAGTGCCACCTCAGCGGCTTCTAGTGCGTCTGCGGCATCTACATCAGCAACAAATGCGGCAACTAGCGAAACAAACGCCGCTACTAGTGAAACTAATGCAGCTACCTCAGAATCTAATGCAGCTACCAGTGAAACTAATGCAGCTACTAGCGAAACAAATGCAGCAGCATCTGCTTTAGCAGCTTCTAGTTCAGCGACAGATGCAGCTACAGCTGAAACTGCAGCCGAAGCAGCTCAATTAGCCGCTGAAACTGCTGAAACAAATGCAGAGGCTAGTGCAACAGCAGCTGCTTTAAGCGAATCTAATGCA